TTAACAATAAATCTGATTAATTTTTTCTATAATACGTTCATCATAACTTGGGATAGCATGGCCATATAAATCTAAGGTGTGGCTTACTCTTGCATGACCTAACCGGCGGGACACTTCTATAATCGGAATACCGGCGGCTAATAATAGGGTGGCGTGGGTATGCCGCAAGCAATGGAAATTTCTATGAGGCAGTTCGCATTGTGTAATTACTTTTTTCCAGGCACGTTCTAAAGCCTCAGGGCGGACAGGATTATTATTTGTGTTTCTGAAAACAAGCGTCTCTTGCTTGATATCTATTGTCTTTTCGTTATTTCTCAATTCCTGCAGTGCGGCGGTGACCGTAGCGGGGATTGAGATTTTTCTTTTTCCTGATTTTGTTTTCGGAGGCTGAAATGTAATTTCACTACCGACACGCTGCAGTTGTTGGCGGATGGTAACGGTGCCATTCTTCAAATTTACATCTTTCCAACGCAAACCAAGCACTTCACCTCTCCGCATGCCGGTATGAGCCGCCAAAAGAAAAATAGGATAGAAAACGGGGATTTTATCTTTTGTGTAAGAAAGTATTTTGTTAATTTCATCTTTATTAAATATGCCGGGTTCATCCCGGAGAATCTTTTTTGCTTTTGCAAGACGGACGATATTCTTCTGAATGATACTTAGATCAACAGCCTGCTGAAATGCAGCATGTAAAAGAACATGAACTTTGCGGGAACAGTCCGGAGTTAAACTATTTAACAATTCTTGTATATGAGATACAGTACAGGACTGGAGAGGGATTTTTGAAATAGGCTCAATCTTTGCGGCAAGATAGAGATATCGTTCGTATGTACTGGCTCTGACAGTATCCTTTTTATAAGTAGAAAGGAAATACAAAAGCCACTGACCGACAAGCATATCTGATGGTGCAACAAAATTACCGTCACGCTCTGCTATTTTCTGCCGTGACATCCAGTCCATAGCATCGTCTTTCTTCTTAAAACGCTTGGAATACCTTCTTCCGTTAATCATAACAAAAGCACGATAACTGTCATGAAGCTTATCGTAAATCAAGGTTCCTCTTTTATACTGTTTCACGCAACCGCATCCTCTTTCCGTTGTTACCAGTGGTATTATGATTCGGTTTTAAAATTTTAAACCTTTTAATTTAATATCTGCTATCGATTTGTCATACACAATGAACATAGACCGCGAAACATCTTCCAGTTTTCCGTTGTTTACATCTTCTGAAATTTTATATTTATATTCTCCGGAGTGGACATCTATAATTGTTAATACGGTTTGCCCTTTAAATTTCATTGTTGTATGAAATAATCCGGGGGCATTTATTTTATCAATATAAAATTGGCTATATACGATGTAGTCGGCATTCAGGAGTTTTCCGATATTAATTAAATCTGTTGTACTGAACGAAATATCAATCTTATTATCTAAAATATAATCATTAGCGACCTGCGCTGTTTTTTCTTCAGGTATCATAGATCCTTGCATAGCATTCACAATCAACTGCTGCTTTGATTTTAGTTCATTCAACTCATTTTTATCTTTTGTAGATTGTCTTGCGCCAGCCATTAAAACTGCGACATTTGGAGCCGACGCACAAACGATATTAAATGTAAATAAAGACATGATAGTAATTAATAGTGTAATCAACAATTCTACTTTTTTCATTTTTCGACTCCTTTATAAATGACGTGCCCCGTAAGAAATAGACTTAAGATAAACCAATTGACATGGAATACCGAACGTACGCGCCAGATTATAAATATCTATTTCCGGATGACCAGCTATCAATTCATCGGGGAACAGCAATTCTACGGCAAACTGATTCGCTTCTTTTTCAATCTTGCAGTTAGCAATAAAAGAATTTCTATTAAAAGCATGAGTACCTGCGTGCGGATGAAGCAGCGCATGGCCGAGCTCATGAGCACAAATAAACGGCTGAAGAAACGGATCGGCATGATCATTTATCCGTATTGTTTTGATGCGAAAAAGATTACTGAAATATCCCAAATTCTTTCCGAGCTCTTCATATAAGATATGGATGTCATTTTCCGCAGCAATATGGAACGGATTCCTTGTGTCATGTATATTCGCTATATCATTTGCGAACTTTTTTATATTCATGATGTAATCCTTTATTTACGATGTTTCTTTGGAGCAAACTTTTCTTTTGCTTTTAATTTTGCAAAGCGGAGGGCGTTTTCAATGGATGCTTTCATGTATTCCCGTGTTTCCGGATCCATCGGTTCCCCGCCGTTATACATAGCAATAGAATCCTGACTGTCCATATCATTCAAGATATCGGCCAGTCTTTTTTGGATGTCTTTTTCGTCTTTTGGTGTTAATTTTAAGAAGACATTCTTATCTATGTCAGATTTAGTAAAGCGAGGATCAATATCAGATTTATCAATATTCAAAGCATCAGCAATTTTTTGAACATTACCAGGGTTGGGAGTGGAACGTTCTGCGAAGTATCCAGATAAAGTAGATTCAGGGATTCCCGTTAAATCAGAGAGTTTTCCCTGCGTCATATGTCTTGTATATTTTTTTAAATTAGCGGAAATAGTTGCCCTTAATTGCTTATCAAAAGCAGTAAGTTGGTTTCGCGGCATAAACATCACCTCCAAATAAAATAAATATTTTACCAATATTATAATTAATAAAATCGTTAAAAGCAAGAATAAAAACGATAAAAAAACGAAAAAATAACAAATAAAAACGAAATAAGACTTGACACAACGAATAAACTCGTTTATCATATGTGCAAGAGGAGGTGATATTTATGCAAATTACGCTAGAAGCAGCAAGAATAAATATAGGATATAAGCAGGAAGAGGCAGGTAAACTTTTTGGAGTCCATTATCAGACCTTAGCAAAATGGGAAGAGAATAATTCCCGTATGCCATACGAAATGATAAGAAAAATTCCAGAGATTTATAAAGTACCTGCAGATGTTATTTTTTTTGGAGACAAAAACGAGTTTATTCGTTCCATGAGAAGTGGAGATGTTTTAAAGGAAGAGAGGTAAGGGAAATGATAAAAAAAGACTTTGAAGTTGAAAGTGAAGAGATGAAAGAAGCGATGAAGAAAGTAGAAGAAACCAGAATAGAGTATTTACAGGCCTTGCATGATTTAGGAAAGCTTGTATATGAAGATGGTGAAAAACTGGTACTTGTAAGAAAAGAAAAATAAGCCCACTGCCATGGACTTATTTCGGTGAAACTATTTGTTTTGTTCATCGTAGGAACGAAGCGCGGCTATGATGGCTTTTTCCACCAACGAGAGAACGTTGGCTTGGATTTCCGCATCAGCAGTGATGGTATCCAATGAAAATCCAAATTCCAGAGAGCGGTCAATAGCATCGCGAATTTTTGTTTCATCAAGCATAGAAAATCACCCCCTTTCTATCTCCATTATAGCAAGGGGGAAGCTAAAAAAAGGAAGGGAAAAGAGAGGTGAGGAAAATGTCTGATGAGAATTTGGTCAGAGTTGCGTTTATTATTTCGGTATTGTCACTGTCAATATCTGTTGTAGGATTCATCATTGTTTGTTCTCGATGATATCAGCCACAAAAAGTATTGTAAAACGCAAGAATGAAAGATGCGACAGATACGGCGAGGGTGAGATAGCCGCAAAGCCGGATATCCCAAAACCTATCAGATTCATTTTGTTTCCAGTCTTGAAGAGCTTTTTTCCCACGTCTGCTTATGGAAACAGATCCAGTGTATTCAGATTGAGGCATGCCGTCTTCATCATGGTAACGGGAATACGCCTTATCAAGATAAGAGGAATCAGAAATAGAAATAGGGAATCCCTTGTTATTGGGATAATTCATGTTATAAGACGCTTTTGAAAGTTCATGAATGCGGAGACTTGTAACGTCGGGATCCGAATCAAAATGACTAATAATTTTTTCTTCGGAAATCGGTCCGTTATCTTTTACATATTCAAGGATTTCAAAGTCAAATTTTGTTAAATCGCTGAATTCAAGCATAAAAATCACGTCCTTTTAAAGGACATTATAGCAAAGGAATGGGAAATAAGAAATGAAAATAAAATGCACCGTCGAAGAGTTTAAAAAACTTATGAAAAAGGAGCCCCGTGGCAACGAGACTCTATCTTTCAAACTGGGCGATAGTGAAATTATCCAGTTTAAAGACCATATACTTGTGTGTTCCAATCGAATTGTCATTTTTGACCCAAACGGCAATACACGCATAGTATTGGCTGCTCAACAAAAATAACGATCATACCGTAAATGAGGCTGAATCTGTAATGAGTCTTAAGCAAAAGAGAGGCAATAAAAATGCTGACTACAACAAAAGAATTCTGTGCGACAACAGGATATCCGGTCACAACGATACGGATGCTGTGCAGGACGGGGGAGATACCGTTCATCCCGTCAGGGAAGGCGTATCTGTTCGAGCCGGAAGATGCGGAAGCGGCTATCCGGCGAAAAATGGAAGAGAATGCGCAGAAACGGAAGATGAAACAAAGCGGATATGATTTCCGGGCGGAAGTTAGAAAGATGAGGGCGTAAAAATGGTAGATAAGGTAATAAATTGGCTCTGGTTGTTCGTGTTTATCACAATGATGATTGCGGTCGTGGAGAAGTTATCATGCATAAATTTCTAATTGTTTTCATAGCAGGTGTTCTCTTAGCTGGTTACGCAGTACAGCCAGAGCTACCGTCAATCTCATACGCGGTGAACATTTCAAAAGGAGAAACCTTATGGGATGTATGTGACCGCGTTTCCGGCGGGAGGGAAAATCTCCAGGAATTAGTATGGAGAACCGCGAAAGAAAACAATATCAAAGACCCGGGAACTTTGCAGCCCGGACAGGAATTAATTATCAAAGTAAAGGCAGCAGAACATGTACGAACTGACGATACGAGCAGATGATGAATTAGAACAATTCAGCATTTCAGGAAAAGGAACTGACGATAAATTCGTTACACTGGCAATTGCAGTGGCGGTTGATAGTTTATATCGTGCCAAATGCCCGGCAGAAATGATAGGGATGATGAGCAGCCGTGATCCGGAAGTCAGAAAAAGAGTTATTGATACGATGGAAAAGTGCATTCTTGTACGAATGGAGAAAGGAGATTAGGAATGGAAAAAAGAGAATATATAGAAGGGCAGTTACTTTACATCGCCCACCCGTACGGCGGTGATGAGACGAATAAAGAAAGAGTACAGACATATTTAAAAATGTTGCAAGCGAAATACCCAGAAAAAACATTGTTTTCCCCATTGCACAACTGGGGATATGCACCATATGACAAAGATCATCAGCATAAGCCGATGAAAGATTGTCTTGAAGTGCTGCAGCGATGCAACGCGCTTATACTCTGCGGAAACTGGAGAGAAAGCCGAGGTTGCAATCAGGAATATGCCGCTGCATATGTAATGGATATGCAGATATATGAAATGAAACCGACGGGGGAAATATGCAGCATAGAATGATATGCCACGAGTGCAGGAAAGCAATTCCTGCCGAATATGTGATGTGGACGAAAGATGGAAAGGGAAACATGGTTCCTGTCCATCGGGATTGTTCATTCTACGTTTATCGAGCCGATGAAACATGGAGATATTCAAAGAAAAGGAGAAAAAAGTGAGATTCAAACTACCGGAAGCGGCATTCCGAAAATTATGCCGGCTTGTCAAACAAAGAGACGAGGAACTGGCGGAAACGTATCAATCCATTATCGGAGAGTGGCCACCGTCGCGCGGGGAGGTTCATCATGCGAAACACGCAGGCAGCGGGGGACCGGATAAGGAAGACAATCTTATTCATCTGTCATACAAGACGCACCGTTTCAAAGCACACGGACTCTCCGGCACGCGAAAGCAGTATATGGATGAACAAATCAAGACATATCTTAACTGTCATGCGGTTAAAGAATGGAGAAAAGAACATGAAATGGAACTGCAGGAACTTTATAAAACGGAAGAAGAACGAAGAATCAAAAAGAAAAGAGCAGGATGTATTCCGAAGAAGCCCAAATGGGCGAAGTACTGACATATATCTTTTATGGGATAACGTCCGGAAGGCTCCTATCGGATGGCTGATAGAAGAAATACCGGATAAAGAACGGCTGATACAACAGAAAGAAATGCCGGTATTTTTTATGGATGAAAACAACACTTATACATCATCCGGCGGACGAAAATTCAAGATAATAAAAAATCCCCGCGGACATTGGATCGTCCAAAGCGGGGACAGAAAAGAAAGGGTGAGCATAGAGTGGCAGTCATGAAATTGGCAGGCGGGAAAACAGTAGAAGTTTACCGGAACAGAAAATGCCGTGTATGCAAAGCAAAAGTATTCCAGACCGTATGCTGCAGAAAGGAAAAAGCCAATATATGCCAGGAACACTGCAGAGATTGTGAGCATTACCTGGACTTTATGCAGAGATGCATATATCGGGAAAAGACAGAAGAACAAGAAGAAGAGAACAACGAAAAAGAAGAAAAATAAAACCGCCCAGAGAAGAACTCTGAGCGGAAGTGCCGTAGCACCAAACCACTATATAAATCATAAGTGAAACGGCACAAAATGTCAAGAAAAAAGGGGAGTTCAGCCCCTTTTGAGGACTTGATATAGTAGTTAATTCTTGGAACAGGAATTTAAAAAAGTGCCGTACCGAAAAGAAATATTTCAAGCACCCGGAATTTATGAAGTGAAAAAATATCACACATACAGATTAGGGGGAAACAGAGTCAGAGGTCCCAATATCCAAAAAACAGATAAGGGACTCAAGAAAAGAAACTCCCGCCGGGCAAAAACAAAACTCTACCGGCTGATAGCTACCAATTTTAAAAGAGATGACCTGCGTATCGACCTGACATATGCAAATCCGGAGCCGACAGCAGAAGAAGCAAAAAACAGAATAAGAAAATTTATAAGAGACCTCCGCAAAAAATATAAAAAGAAAAATGCGGAACTGAAATATATCTACGTCACAGAACATGTCCGCCATCGAGTACATCATCACGTTCTGATTAACGAAGGAGGAATATCAAGATCAGAAATCAATGAATGCTGGCCATGGGCAAAATTCAATTACAGATCATTCAGGTTTTTTGACGGGAGCCCAGAAGACGCTATGAGACTGGCGGAATATTTTGTAAAAGAAACCGATGAAGAAATCCGAAGTGAAACCGCCGTACAGAAAATCAGATGGGTACCGTCTAAAAATCTGAAGCAACCAAACGTGAAAAAAGTAACCATCTACGCCCGAAAATGGAAAGACAATCCCACGCCGAAAAAAGGATACCAGATAGTCAAAGTAGAAAGCGGCTATACAGCGGACGGATTTCCTTATCAGTTTTACCGAATGTACAAAGTGAATGAAAGGAACGTATGGCCAATCACGCAGTCGAGAGTACCAAAGAAGAAAAAAGAATGTACCGTGAAACAGGCAAGAGACAAGCCGAGGAGAAGAACATGAAATCATACATAGAATTTTTGAAAGATAAAGTGATAAAAGCACCAGTATCAGGAATAGAAGTCAATCCGGCGGATATAAGTTCCGTCTTGAAACCACATCAGAGAGATGCTGTTTTGTGGGCGCTCAAGGGCGGGCGTCGAGCCTTGTTTGAAGCATTCGGACTGGGGAAAAGTATTCAGCAGCTGGAATGGTGCCGTGTACTCATCGAGAAAATAGGAGGAAAAGCATTGATTGTCTGCCCGCTAGGCGTCAAGCAGGAATTTGCGGAAGACGCGGTTCATCTGCTCAATATCCCCGCTCCGACATATGTAAGAAATATGGAAGAAGTCAAAGCCGCAGACAATAGAATTCTGATTACAAACTACGAAAGAATCCGCGACGGAAATATAGATCCCCATTACTTCACAGCCTGCAGCTTAGATGAAGCATCCGTTTTAAGAAGCTTCGGTAGCAAAACATACCAGACATTTCTGCCAAAATTCAAAGGCGTGAAATACAAACTTGTTGCCACGGCTACACCCGCACCAAACAGATATAAAGAATTAATTCACTATGGTGGATATTTAGAAATCATGGATACGGGACAAGCATTGACACGCTTCTTTCAGCGGGACAGTACAAAAGCAAATAACCTTACTCTCTATCCGCATAAAGAAAAAGAATTCTGGCTGTGGCTGTCTACCTGGGCACTGTTTATCCAAAAGCCCTCTGATCTGGGGTATAGCGACGAAGGATATAACCTTCCGCCGCTGCAAGTGAATTACCACATGTTGGCAAACACCAAACCTGTAAACGAAGAAGAAAAGAACGGTCAGGTCAAACTTATAAAAGACTTTGCCGTGGGTCTTTCGGCAGCGGCCAGAGAGAAAAGAGAGAGCATCGATATTCGGCTGGCAGAGACCAGAAAGATTATAGACCAATCACCGGCGGAGCATTTCATCGTCTGGCACGATCTGGAGAGCGAGCGGCATGCCATCAAACATGCAATCCCAGAAGCTAAATTTATCTACGGCTCACAGGATATGGAAGAACGGGAGAAAAACACCATAGGATTCTCACGTGGAGATTTCCGCATTCTGGCAACAAAAAAAGAGCTTTCAGGGAGCGGGTGTAACTTCCAAAAACATTGTCATAGACAGATATTCATGGGAATTGACTATGAATTTAATGACTTCATTCAGGCAATACACAGGTGTTACCGCTTCCTGCAAACAAAACCTGTCATCATAGACATCATATACATGGAAACAGAACAGCAGGTACTAGAAGTACTGAAAAAGAAATGGGAGCAATATAACAAACTCACGGAAAGCATGGAAGAAATAGTCAGGAAATATGGACTGTCACGAAATGACGCTATAGTTGAAATGCAAAGGAGTATAGGCGTGGAAGAAGTCATAACAAAAGGGAAAAACTACATCGCGATACATGGTGACTGTGTTGAAGAAACGGGGAAAATGCAAGATAACTCAGTGGACATGCTTCTTACATCAATTCCGTTTGGAAATCACTATGAATACTGTGCAAGCTATAACGATTTCGGGCATAACGAAAATACAGACAAATTTTTTGAGCAAATGGATTATTTAACGCCGAATTTGCTTAGAATTTTGAAGCCAGGAAGAGTATATGCATGCCACGTGAAAGACCGTGTACTATTCGGGAACGCAACGGGAACAGGCATGCCGACGATTGAACCGTTCCATGCATTGACCATCATGCATTACATGAAACACGGCTTCCAATTCTTCGGCATGATAACCGTCATAACAGACGTGGTCAGGGAGAACAATCAGACATACCGTCTTGGATGGACCGAACAGTGCAAGGACGGCACAAAAATGGGAGTGGGCTGCCCGGAATACATCCTGCTGTTCAGAAAGCTACCTACGGATACATCAAGAGCCTATGCAGATACACCTGTCACAAAGAATAAAGAAGAATATACCCGCGGGCAGTGGCAATTAGACGCTCATGCATTCTGGAGAAGCAGCGGAAACAGGCAGTTGTCCGTTGATGACCTGAAAGACATGCCCATATCGGATATACGAAAACTGTACAACAAATACAGTAAAGAAACCGTGTATGACTTTGATAAGCATGTAGAGATGGCCAATGCGATGGACGAAAAAAACAAACTGCCCGCCACATTTATGTGCATAGATCCCGCAAGCTGGTCTCCTGACGTGTGGGACGATGTAAACCGTATGAGAACACTCAACACGGAACAATCGCAAAGAAGAAAACAAATGCACCTATGCCCTCTCCAATTTGACATCGTAGATCGCTTGATTAACCGGTATACCAACGAAGGGGAAACCGTGCTTGACCCATTCGGCGGACTGATGACAGTACCGTTGGAAGCAATGAAAGCGGGGCGGAAAGGCATAGGAATAGAACTCAATCCGGAATACTACCGTGACGGATGCTGGTATCTCAAACGAGAAGAAGACAACCAGGAAACACCAACACTCTTTGATTTTATGGAGGGAAAATGAACGAAATAGATTATATCAATGCATATAAAGGATATAGAAAATGGCAGAAGCTTGTATACGGTATGATCCCGTGCAAGATAGGAAGAGCGATTGTGGCAATCACGGTCATTATAGGTGTAGTGACATTAGCGGCATTGATTACTCTGCTTACAACCCCGCTCATTCTTATAAAAACAATCGTTAAAAAAGTATACGAAGATGGGGCAAAGGAAATCATCATGGCCATGGAATTTGAAAGAATAAAAACAGGTTGCAAACAGTACATAAAAGATATAGGAGGTATTCAATGACAGACACAGAAAAAGAAATACTGAAAATGTCCCGAGGATTTCCGGCGGAACCATATAGCAATACAGAACTATTTAACGTCATGGCGGCGTACCTGATAGGTGGTACAACAATCATTCACGGCAAAAAGATACGGGGAGTAAAATCACGCAAAACAAATCTGAAAAGAGCGGCGGCACTGCTTATACATGAAATTGACAGAATGGAGGAAGAAGAATGAACTACATCAAACCATTTACAGACATATTCGGCATTAAGCCAGGAGAAGAATTCGGCATATTATTTCCAGCGGAGAAGAGAGTATCAAAACACTTCTATATAGACGAGCGGAAAGGCTTAATGGTAATGGTTGGGAAGAACTGGACAAAAGCCAACGGAACGCTAATAGAAAAGATCCTCATTGGAGATGTTGAAATCAGAAAGCTAAAAAAGAAAGGAGCATAACAATGATTAGGAATTTATGGATTATTTTATTTTCAGCGGTATTTATATGCGGGCTAACAGGAATTATAAAAGCGGAATGGGTAACGACAGAACTCACAGTATACACACCTTATGAATGTCCGAATGAACACACTGCATCCGGAACGATACCGACTGAAGGCAGAACCATAGCGTGCAACTGGCTGCCGTTCGGAACACAAGTACAGATATACGGACACTGGTACATCGTGGAAGACCGAGGCGGCATGGAAGGCATAGATATATTTAAAAACTCATACGATGAAGCGATAGAGTTCGGACGCAGGAATGCGGAAGTATACATAGAGAGGTAAGAAGATGAACACAGTACAAATCACAGGGAATCTTGCCAAAGATCCAATTATCAGAGCAACGAAGACAGGGAAAGCCGTAGCGTCATTTTCCGTAGGTGTAAGTAAGAGAATTACAAAACAGAACGGGGACACACTGGAACTGACAGATTGGGTCAATGTAACAGCATGGGGAAAACTGGCGGAGGCTGTGGGTAATGAACTCACAAAGGGAAGTTATGTTTTTATCGAAGGGCGGTACTCTACAAGATCATATGACACGCCAGATGGACAGAGACGGTATGTAACAGAAGTGGTAGCGAATATGATTGCAAAACCGATTGGAAGTAACATGCAGTCAGGAAATGCAGGCGTTTCCGGCGGAACATCTGTAACGCAATTTTCCGCCCCAGTAAAATTTGAAGACATGGGCACTGTGAGCAAAGAGCCGGGATATAATCAGCCAGAATATGAACAAGATGAAATCCCGTTTTAAAGGAGGACGAAATGGATAGATTAATTGACGTAGCGAGTGTCGTATTGTTTATCAGCATGATAATGTATGCCGCAATTAAACTCGACGAAGCGGCGAAAAAACTGCGAGATGAAGAAGAGCGGATTTATGAAGAAAGGAAACTGAAATGAGAAGAGTTTTTGAAAAAGTAAGCGGATATGAATATGTAAACTTGCCACAGAGAAAGACAAAGCAATCAGCGGGGTATGACATTGAAAGTGCCGTTAATGTTGTAATCACACCTGGCGAAACAAAATTGATTCCAACCGGAATAAAAGTGTATATGGATGAAAACGAGTGGCTGGGGATCTATATAAGGTCAAGCCTTGCAATTAAATATGGGCTTATTTTAGCAAACAGTGTAGCAGTAATTGATTCAGACTACTACAACAATCCGGACAACGAAGGACATATCATGATGGCGCTTAGAAATACGTCGGGTTCGCCTTGCACTATAAAAGTAGGAGACAGGATCGCACAGGGAATATTCCATCGATATTACAAGGTGGATGATGACAGTGCTGATGGTGATAGGACCGGCAGGATAGGAAGTACAGGGAAATAGAGCTACATGAAAAAGAGGAAAAAATGAAAAAGATAGAGATAACTTTTGACGAAAAAGGAACGCACATTAACGTCAACGGAATCGGTAAAGATGAAATAAAAAGTGCCGCCTATGCATTACTACATAAGATGCATGAAGATTTTGACGTGTCAAACAGAGAAATAGTAGTAATTATTGATGATTTTTTTTATCAAATAGAGTACGAAACATGAGTAAAAGTAAAGAAGAAGCAGTAATGCAATATGCAATAGCAGAACACTTTGGTAATAAAAATATTGTAATACCGAATGTTAGCTTTGCGAGAACATCATGCAGAATAGAAAAATATGATAAAGACGGTTGCTTTATCGGATATGAATACCCGTTTGCTGGAGTTACACATGAAGCCGATTTAATATGGCTAAATGAAAATGATTATTTAACGGAGGTTGAAATCAAAGCCAGTTATAGTGACTTCTTAGCAGATTTTAAAAAGAATGAGAATCACATGACAAAGTACACGAAGGCAATCTATTATGCATTTCCGCATAACATGTACAAAGAAAATGAGGGAAAAATCAAGAAAGTGTTGCTTGAAAAATTTTCAAAAGCAGGAGTAATTATTGTTGATGCAGAAGAAATGGCAGTAGACATAATAAAGAATTCTGAACATTTCAATGTTGAAAAGATACCGATTGAAGTAAAAATTGGGTTGATGCGGATCGGGTGTCAGAAATGGTGGAGGAGAAAATGAAACAAGAAAAGGAAGAATGGGTAGTAGGACTTGATGAAGATCATTTTAACTGTGACGATACATATCCGAGCAAAGAAGAGGCAATAAAAGCGGGACGGGAAGAACTCATGAATGCCGAACCGTATAATCCCAAATCTTATACAAGTTATTCAGAGGTTTTTCATGATGATATTGACGATGATATTATGTGCTTCTATATCGGTCGGATAACAAGTCCATGCCCAAAGGTGTATGCAGATGATGTCATTCAAGATTTAACGGATAGGGCATATGCGATTTACGGAGAATATGCCGAAAGCTTTCTTGAAGATGTCAATAGTAAACAGAAAGAAGAACTTGAACGCGCAGTCAATAATGTTATTCAGAGCTGGATTGATAAACACGGTTTAAATATCAATGCATTTTTAGTTGAAGATGTGGAGCAGGTGAAAGTATGAAAACACTAAAAGAAGAAGTAATTGAATTACTGATGAAAAGAATTGGCATTGCAGAAAATGAAGAATTTGAAGCTCAATTTGCACATGAAGAATGCCAGGTCAATAAGTTTTGTAACGGAGAATTGCTTACAAAAGTTAATGAAGAATGGCGTGATAATTCAATGTGGGCGGTTTTTGTAAAATATTTCGATGTCTATGAATTTAAAGTGAAGCCGTTCAAGCCGAAAATTGGCGACTGGTATTATTACGTTAATATTTCTGGTGAACTGATTTACGAAGAGTTTAAGAAATTTAACACTTTTGATCATCTAAATAGAGCAATGGGAAATTGCTTTAGAACAAAAGAATTAGCAGAGGCGCACAAAGAAGAAATTTTAAAAATACTGAAGGGAGAAGGTTATGAATGAACCAATAATAAGTCCGTGGATATTCTATGTAGCCGATGTAGTAGGCAGTATAAATTTAGTTATTAATGTTTTGATGTGGATTTTGTGCATAGCTACCGCGATTGCATTTTGCGACTATATGTCAAATAGAAGTCCGTATAAAGAAGCCGAAACTATTCAAAACCAGAAAACATTTCATTCGTTATTAAAGATACTTGTCGTTGTCACGATATTAAATATTATGATCCCGGCACGAGACACTTTCTACAAAATGACTGTTACAAACTATATAACACCTGCGAATATAGATAAAGCAAGTGATATCGTAGATAAGATAACAGACAAGATTATTGAAAAAATAAACAAGAGGGATAAATGATAAAAAACTTTAAAACCGGACGGGAATATCTACAGGAGATATATAATCAACACCGGCGGTACCTGTCGGTGCAAAGAGAGCTTGCGGAACGTAAATCACATATCTATCAAATAAAAGGGCAGCGATACGAAAAAGACAAGGTTTCCGGCGGAATACAGCCCGACCTGTCAGACAGAGTAATACTCGCAGAAAAATATGAAGAAATGGTTATGCAAGAACATGAAGATCTCATTATCGCGAGGATAGAAGCACGAAGACTGATAGACATGATAAAAAACGATGACGAGAAAACAATACTAAGAGAGTGGTATTTAAATCACAGGTCATATAGAGCAATATCAAGGACGATTCGCATAAGCAGGAACAATATTACAAAAACAAAAGAAGCGGCAGAAGTAAGCTTTGAGATAGTATTTCAAAGACTGAAAAGAAAGATATATACTGGCAATAAATAAAAAAAGAAATCCATCGAAAGGTGGATTTTTTAATAAAAAAATATAAAAACGCTTGACAATACATAAGAAAAGATGTATAATAAATACAGAAAGGAGGTGAGAATGCGGATATGAATAATAAAATAAGCCTTGTAACAGCAATAATCAATTTGATAACAGCGATTATATTGCTTTACAAGGCTCAATGACCGAAGAGGGTGGAACACCCACCCTCCACCCTCTGGGTGGTTCATTCATAATATATCATATTCGCAAAAGCTATGCAAAAATTAACATTATGGATTTCTGTTATAGCATTGCTTGTTTCGTTAATGGCATTAGCAAAGGCGGCTGGGATGTAATGAAATTAATTGAAAAGGTTATGACAACAGCGGAAGCGGCAGAGTTGTGGAACATACCTGTTGTGACAATCAAACAGGCATGCTCTGGGCAAAGAGGATATCCGCCGCAGTTTACAAGTGAAGAGTGCCGCAAGTCGGGGCACATCTGGCTTGTAACCAGGGCGGGAATGGAACGAGTTTACGGCAAGATTTAATCAAAATATAATAAAAAAATGCCAAAAAAGCCAAAAAGACCAAAAAAGACAGAACAAGGTATGATAAGATTAAGATGCGAAAATTGAATAGAAGAACTGCAAAGCCATGTAGCCGCTCAGAAATGGGCGGCTTTTGCATTTACTATGCTTTCCGGCGGTACTGACTGCTTGAAAGGAGAGATATGAGAAGAGCATTGCGAGAATGCGGACATCCCGGATGCCACGCATTAACAAGAGAAACCTATTGTGATAAACATAAACAATTGCACATAAGAAGTCCGAAAGGGCTTGAACGGGAGTCACCGTCAAAACGGGGGTATAACTATAAATGGACTAAAGCGCGAAAGGCTTTTTTAGCGCAGCATCCGTTTTGTGAGTGCCAGGAGTGTAAAGCATCTGGGCATCCGCTGCCGGCTAATGTTGTTGACCATATCATTCCTCACAGAGGCAATCAAGATCTTTTTTGGGATGAAAGTAACTGGCAGGCGATGAACAAAAGATGTCACGATAAGAAAACAGCGAGAGAAAACGGAGGATTCGGAAATAAAATTAAAGCTTGACAGACCACCCCCGGGTCAAAAATGTTTTGACCGGCAACGACAGTACCGTGCGCCTCCTCTTTTGTAAAAAAAGTTCGGGAAATGGACCTTACATTAAACTCATGCGATGAAATGTCAATTATGCGCAAATAGCAACACTAAAAAGAAAGGAGGAATAGCATGGCTGGGCGTCCGGCAAAACCTATCGATTTGCATATAGTTTCAGGCAATCCGAGTCACCTGACGAGGGCGGAAATTGAACACAGAAAAAAATCAGAAATACATCTCGGAGAACAGAAATTAGTATGCCCGGTTTATGTGAAATCGAATAAAGAAGCATACAAAAAATGGAAAGAAATCAAGAAACTTTACACCGGTTTCAAATTCGTTTCTTCGGCGGACATTGGAGTGATTGCGAGATACTGTATGTCTTTTGCGCAGTACATAGATTTGATAGAACGCCGAGACAGGATCGCTCGAATAGAATTAACAGGTGAAGAAACGACGGCAACGCGGGAAATTCTTGAAGTGGAATACGGTCAGCGGAAAGCCGCCAAACTCTATGAAAAAATAGAGTATATTTTATCTACCGGCGGCATCATGGCGATGGATAAAGCCATCAATGCGAAAATGGCGGCGCTTGTACAGATGGAAGACAGACTGTTCCTTTCTCCGCTTGCAAAAGTAAAAAATGTACCAAAAGAACCTGAAAAGAAAGATGAAGACCCGCTAAGTAAAAGGGGTTTTGATGTATGACGCTGAAACAAGAGATTATCAGGTACAGCAGGAAATGCATAAAAGACAAAACGCATATATGCCAAAAACACAGGTGGGCATGTATGCGTTTTTTGCGGGATATAGAAAAAGAAGGTACAAAGAAATTTCCGTATGTCTTTGACCAAGAAAGAGCGGAACGATTCTTCGCATGGGCAGCCATGCATAAGCATACAAAAGGAATCTTAGCTGGGCAGCCCATTATTTTTGAGCCTATCCGGCGGTTTATTTTCGGAAATATCTACGGATGGGTCAATAAAGATACGGGGCTCCGGCGGTTTAAAAAAGCATATTGGCAGGTGGGTAGGAAAAATGCGAAATCACAATCACTCGCCATAGTCGGTGACTATGAAATGATGGCAATGGGAGAGCCGATGTCAGAAGTCTACATCGGGGCTACGAAAAGCATCCAGTCAAAAATTATTTACAATGAGATCTTGGCAATGCTTAGGCGATGGCCGGAGATGAAAGGAAAGTGGAAAGAAAGTTATGGTACCATCCGACATCTGAAAAGTGATTCGATTATCCGGGCGCTGTCAAAAGATGACGGAAAGACCGGAGACGGTCTCAATCCGCAGTGCGGGCTGATTGACGAGTATCATGCACATCCGACATCAGAAATATTAGATGTTATCGATACAGGCATGATGGCAAGAAAACAGCCGCTGTTGTTTATCATCACAACGGCCGGTACGAACTTCGGAGGACCGTGTTACAGAGTAGAATATCCGCTCGTAGAAAAGATCCTCAATCCAGACATTGATTATGACGTACCGGATTACTTTTGCATGGTCAATGAACTGGATAAAGACAAAGAAGGAAACATGATTGATGATGTCAAAGATGAAAAATGCTGGATAAAAGCAAATCCGATTGTGGCGACATATCCAGAGGGCATTGCAAATATAAGGAGCGCGTTGAAAGTGGCTGTTGAGACACCGGAAAAAATGTCATCATTTCTCACGAAAAACATGAATATATGGAACCAGCAGTCTGGGGCATCTTATATGGATATGGGGAAATGGAACACTCGGGGGCGGATAGAAAGCTACGACCTATACGGACTGGACGCATATGTCGGCATGGATTTATCAAGCAAAGTCGATTTGACGTCAATCGGGCTGGTTGTTCCGGTCAAAGAAGATGGCGGGACGAAGTATATTGTCATCGGTCACAGTTTTATTCCAGAAGAAACGCTGCAGAGAAAAATAAAAACAGACAGAGTGCCCTATGATTACTATGCCCGCGGTGGCTGGCTGACAGTCAATCCGGGAGAGGTAGTCGATTATCGTTACATGACAAAATGGATGATAGAAACTGCGGAAAAACTGGGACTGAACATTAAAGAAATCTGCTATGACCCGTATAATGCGACATACTATGCGCAGGAACTTGAAAAACTGGAGTATACATGCGTCGAAGTCAGGCAAGGCATGATGACTTTATCTGAACCGACAAAATCATTTAGAGAAAATGCGTATCAGGGAAACATTTTGCATTTTGAAAATCCGCTGCTTGATTGGGCAATCAGCAACGCGGTCACTAAAAAAGACCAGAACGAAAACATCATGCTTGACAAAGAGAAATCAACAAACAGAATTGACCCGATAGCATCAGTAATCAATGCGTTTACACGTGCGCGGATTATCGAAGAAGACGATATGAGTGCTTATATTTTGAGCGACGATTTCAGCCTATAAAGGAGGACATGTGAAAAAGATATTGTATGTGATTGACGACATTTTTCTGTTCGTCGGGTGCATTTTAATGATTGCCGGCGGAGTATTGATATCTCCCGTAGTCGCGGTATATACCGCGGCTATAGAGTGCCTGCTTTTAGCGTTTATCTTTGCAAAAGCACAGAAAGGCGGTGGTAAATAATGCTTTTAAGACAGCTTTTCTCAAACCCGACGGACTCCGGCACACTGCTTAGCCCCACGGACTGGCTCATATCCGCCATTAACGGTGACGGCGTAACGGCGGCAACGGCAAGCAAAAACAGCAACATTTATACATGCGTTAATATTTTAGCCGACGATATCGGTAAACTGCCGATCCACACGTTCAGGACCGGCGGGAAAAAGACAGAAGGAATGAAACACCCAGTAGCCAAGCTGCTGTATAAACGGCCGAACCCGCTCATGACACCGCTTGCTTTTAAGCGAACGCTGCAATACCACATGGGATTTTACGGAAACGCTATCGCTTATATAGAATGGGGGACAGACGGCTATCCGAAAGCACTATGGCCGCTTGACCCGACGAAAACGACAATCAGGTTAAACGTGGTATCGGGCGCGCTGACGTATACGACAAGCGACGCAAAAGGCGCGATGTACCATCTGCAGCCGCATGATGTCCTGCATTTCTACGAAATGTCAAAAGACGGGCTCATCGGCGTGCCAAAATGGCGGACGCTGATTGACGAGCTGGACAGCCAGAACGCAATCAAGAAATTTCAGAGCCAGTTCTATAAGAACGGAACACTGACGCACGGAGTATTGCAGGCGGCATCGAAAATCAATCCGGAAGCGAAAAAGAAACTCCGTCAAGAATGGGAAAAAATCAACGGTGGCATAGATAATGCCGGACGAGTCGCTGTTCTCGACTTAGGAATGGAATATAAGCCACTTGGCATGCAGCTTGATCAAGCGCAGTTTATCGAAACGCAGAAATTCGGAATTAACGAAGTCGCAAAGGTATACAGAATACCGCCGCATAAGCTGGCGCAGCTGGATCGTGCAACGTACGCTAACGCCGAAGCAATGAGCATTGACTACATCAAAACAACGCTTCTTCCGATCTTTACATCATGGGAACAGGAAATCAACTATAAACTGTTTACTGAACCGGAAAGAGAAAACTATTATGTGAAATTCAACGCCGCAGCTGAACTCAGAGGCGACAGTAAAGCAAGGGCTGAATACTACAAAGACATGCTCTATGCCGGCATTTATACGCTTAATGAGATCCGCGATATGGAAGAAATGGAATGTATAGGCGACGTTGGTGATATTCATCTTGCCTCGCTGAATTATACAGATATTACCGTTCTGAAAGATTTACAGCTGGCGAAAGCAAAGAACGGAACACTGAAAGGAGGTGATGATAATGGGGAAAAGGGAAAGAAGAATCAATCAGACGCAGTTTGAGATTAGGACGCTGGAAGATGGTAAAACTATCATCTTGGAGGGGTATGCTCTCAAGTTTGGGAAACGGTCAGAAGACTTCGGCGGCGTTGATGAAATCTTAGAGTGCGGGTGTCTGGATAAAACGGACATGTCTAACGTCGTAGCGCTGATTAATCACGATCCGAACTATCCGCTGGCGAGAAATACCGTACGCGAAGGACCCGGGCATCTAAGTCTGTCAGTAGACGACACCGGGCTGCGGTTCAGCTTGATTCCGACGGATACAGCCTATGCTAAGGACTTAATGACGAACATGGCAGCCGGCGTTGTCAATCAGTGTTCTTTTGCATTCACGTTGGCGGAAAGCGGCGCAGACTGGTCATATGAAAGCGAGAAAGACATGTACCATCGGGCAGTCAAGCATATAGAAAGGCTATGGGATGTGTCAATCGTCACGACGCCGGCATACCCGGACACCGAAGCGCAGGCTGTACAGCGGTCAATGCAGGAATCAAAAGAAGCGTATGTTAATTCTTTACGGGAAGAACAGGAAAATATCAGAAAAAGGAAGCTCGATATAGAGCTGGAATTGTTAAATCAATAATTGCCGCCGAACGGCGGCTTTTTAAGTGGAGGAAGAAGAAATGACAGAAAAAGAAAGAGAATTGCGCCAGAGAATGGCGAAAGTAACCGAAGAAATCCGTACGTTGATGGCAGATAAAAAACTTGACGAAGCGGAAAGTAAAACAGCTGAACTGAGAGAACTCAAGCGGCAGCTGGAGATTGAACAGACGCTGGCAGATGTTCCGGCAACGGTTCCACCGGCGGCACGCGCGGCTGAAATCACCGACGAAGAAAAAAGAGATCTCATGTTCAGTGGGCTTGTGAAGGAGATTAAGCGCCAGATGCCGACGGACGCGGAATCTGAAGTACTGAAAGAAGCCAGAGCTGGCATGAAAGCGGGAGTTGACGCAGACGGTGGGCTTATCGTTCCGCAGGACATCTCAACTAAAATCAACGAACTCAAGAGAGCGCTAAATCCGTTGGACCAGCTTGTCACGATTACACCTACGACTACTATGACAGGGTCTCGCGTCATGGAAAAATGGGCAGAAATGACGCCGCTTGAAAGCGTTGATGAAATGGCGACAATCAAAGAAATCGATGGTCCGAAGTTTGAAAAGATTGCATATGCGATCAAAAAATATGCGGGTATTTTGCCGATTTCAAAAGAAATGCTGTCCGACACGGACCAGAACCTCATTTCTTACGTGAGCGCGTGGTTCGCTAAGAAAGATGTGGTCACAAGAAATAGCCTGATCATTGCAATCATGAAAACACTGGCAAAGAAGCCCGTTGCTAATGTAGACAGCTTGAAAGATATTTTGAACGTGGATCTTGACCCGGCGATTTCTTTAGTGTCCGGCATCGTTACCAATCAGGACGGGTTCAATTTCTTAGACAAGTTGAAAGACTCCGAAGGGCGCTACCTGCTTCAGCCGAATCCGCTCAATCCGACACAGAAACTGTTGTTTGCTCATCCGGTTACCGTTGTCAGCAACAAGTACTTGCCGAGCGCGACATCACCAAAGAAAGTTGCTCCGGTTGTTGTCGGGTCTCTGGCGGATGCAATCGTACTCTTTGACCGCCAGCTTATTACTCTTGAAGGCACCGGCATCGGCGGGAACTCATTCATCCGGGATTCTTATGACATTAAAGCAATTACAAGGCTTGACGTTAAAGCGTTTGACAGCGCCGCAGCCGTATACGGCGAGCTGACGCTTGCGTAAAGGAGGTATTATGAGCATTCTGGATGGCGTTAAAGCGTATCTCCGAGTTGACGGGAACCAGGAAGACGAGGTCATCCGGACACTCATCGATACCGCTAAAACGTTTATTTTGCAGGGGACGGGCGTCGAAGTCAAAGAGACTGACGCCCAATCTATCCTTTGTATGCATATGATCGTAGGCTATTGGTACGAAAACAGAAACGCAGTAGGACAGGGGGCAGAATTACCGTTCACAATTACCGCCCAGCTGCTGCAATTAGAAACGAGAGGTGAATGACATGCTGGTAAAAGCACTGGAGAAAATTATCATAAACGGAACAATCGTCGATGTCGGCGAGACGTACGACGGAACAGCGGAAGAATTAACTGCCTACATTTCCGGCGGATATGTAGAAGTACTTGAACGGGATGAAGACGTGAAAGACGATCCAGCGGACAATCAGAATGAAGAAGTAGATCAGGAAGATGAAGAGCCGGAGGAAACACCAAAGGAAAAACCGAAGACAACGAGAAGGACCGTCAGGCGCACAAAGAAAACCGGAGAATAAAATATGAATATCGGAAAGATGCGCCACAGGATAGCAATTAAAAAGCCGGTTATTGGTGAAGATGTAGGATTTGGCTCTGTTGTTGAGTGGAAAGATGTCGGATCCGTATGGGCGGAATTCCTGAAACAGCGTATTACTCCCGGCGCGATTATGGGAGACGGCACGGCGGTCTTGATAACGCAGGGGATAAGAATACGGTCACGAGAAATCGAAAAAGGATGGCGTGTTGAAGAAAACGGACGGGTGTATAAGGTAATAGATGTAGATCGTTCGGATCCTGCTGTTTACGTATTAACAACAGAGGCGGTAGAAACATGAGCAGGCGCGGAATCGATATTAAGATGTTCTCGGGAAAGGTAATCCAAAAAGCGGCTAACGACATCAAACGCTACGATAAGGAAACGCAAGGAAAAATCAGGAATGTCATTGCGAAAGGAACGATAGCAGTTATGAAAGCGGCTATTATAAAAGCGCCAATGGGGCCTACTGGAAGCCTGAAAGCAGGAATCCATTCCGAAATGGAACGAGAAAAGCCGCAGGGAATAGTGAAGAGCGACGCCCCGCATTCGCATCTCGTAGAATTCGGGACAGTTGAACGTATAGCATCCAACGATCCGCGAAAAGGGAAAAAAGCCATGCGAATAAACGATAAATTCGTAAGCGGAACTATCCGCACGGGGAAAATGCCGAAACGTCCGTTTATGCGGCCGGCAATGATGCAGGAACGGGGCAAGATTGAAAACGAAATGGAGAAAGTATTTCAATGAGACTTATCAGAGACGTACCGTCAACCGTTCTCAGGATGGCGGTTTTTAAATTGCTGAAAGAAGGTCAAACGATACCGATTCACGGCTCAGTTCCTAAAGGTGCAAAACTTCCTTATATCACCTTAGGTGCGGCTACGTTCAAACCACTGTCAAATAAAGATCTGATTATCTGGGACGCATCCTTGAATGTAGAAGTATGGGCAGGAGAGGATGGGAAAAAACAAGTCAATGAAACGCTAAACGATGTATGTGCGTTGATATCTGCATACGGATGCGATATGGAGCTACCGCAATATCGGATTAATAGTACACAAATTGATCTGGTAGAGGACTTTCCGGAAGTATCCACAGGTTATCACGGCACAGTAACAATATTATTTACTATTCAGAATTTTAACAAGAAAGAGGTATAAAAATGGCTAAATTATCAGCAGAAGAACTTAAAAAACTCCCGGTATATGAGGGAACATCTATGGCTACAGCGGGAAAAGATACCTTGCTGTATATAGATAAAGCAACAACCACAGGGAAAAAGCCGACATGGGTACTTGTCGGAGGACAGAGAAACTCCCCCGTAGAATACAAAGCGGATTCTATTGATGGATCTCATAAGACTTCCGGCGGATGGGGAGAAACGCTCGCGGGTCCAAAATCTTGGAGTATCAGCTATACAGGCTTGCTTGTAATGGATGACGCAGCACTCTCAATTATGGAATACGCATTCCATCACGACATACCGATTCATGTAAAAATCGCATACCCGGATAAGACATGCCAGACCGGATGGGTTACTATTTCCGATTTTACAAAGGACGTATCCCACGACGGGGTAGCTACCGTTGCTGCCACGTTAAACGGAAAAGGACCGATTTCTGAAATTGCCGCAGATGATGTTACTGGAGGCTAATTATGCGTAAATCGGTAGAAATCAAAATAGGAGAATCAAGGTATCAGCTGCTATACACAGTAAGAAGCCTTGAGAGATTTGAGCAATATCTCGGAACGTCTCTCTTTTCAGTTATAAGTTCCGTGCTCGTTAACGGCGCGGTCGGAATGGTACAGAGTGCAACAATACACTTTATCATTTCCGGCTTGCGAGCCGGACTTTTAAACCAGCCGAAGAATTTTGATGCTTATGATTTCGTGGATATGTACTGTGAAAACGGCGGAAACATCGGAGAACTCGCAAAATACATTGTGGATGCGGTGGTTGAATCCGGACTTTTTACACAGGGGACGCCGAAAAAAGAGGCGCCGATGAAAAAGAAGAATCACCGATAAAGACATTTGAAGACTGGATGCGGTATGCAGAACCGATAGCATACCGCATCGGTTTCAAACCGCCTGAATTTCCGCGGTTAACGCCGCTTGAATTCTATAGATATCTGGAGGCGAGCGACGAACGTCGACGCTTGCAGGATTACCGCGTGGCGTACTTCATTTCGTGGCTAATGTCCCCGCAGCTGAAAAAACCGATAGAACCGCACGAGATTGCGGATCCGTTATGGATTACGGAAGAAGATAAAGTGAAAAATGCAAAAAAAGAAATGGAATATTTGAAAAAAGTATTCAATTTGGAGGGAGGTGCATAAATGTCTACAATTTCTGATTTACAGCTTAAAATTGGCGCAGACTCGTCCGGGCTGCAAAAAGAATTAAACAAAGTACCGGGGGCTGTCAAGACAGCATTTAAGGTGAATCCGGTAAAAGACATGCAGTCCGCGTTGGAAGGAACCACGGGAAGTCTTGAGACGCTAATCGGTAAATTTGGCGGAATGGCGGCATTGGCCGCATCGGGATTCGGATTGACGAATCTGATAAAGGGTGCCGTTGAGGCGGGAAACAGAACATATGAGCTCGCACAGCGGCTGCAGATAACTAACGCTGAAGCTGCTAAATTCTCAAGAATACTCAAGCTAACCGGCGGTGACAGCGAACTCGCAGGGAAAGCATTTATGCGTCTCGACTCAACAATCAAAGGCAGTGGAGAGGCAGCCGAAAAGACAAGAGCTGTCTTAAGTGCCGTAGGTGTTACTCTGACAGATCAGAACGGTAAACTGTTACCACTTAATGACCAGCTTGCGCAGCTGGCGGCAGGTTATCAAAAAGCGTCACAGGCGGGATATGCCCAAGAATTTATCATGAATACACTGGGCGCCCGTGGTCTGACGCTTGTTAAAACCCTGCAAAACTACAACGAAGCATCAGAAAATGCGGCAAAGATAAAAGGATTAGGGCTTGACGCAAAGCAGATGCATGAAATAAGCGTAGAGCTTGATGTAGTGCAGGCACAGCTCGGGCAGCTCGCTATCGCGGGCGGGGCTATACTTGCGCCGGTAGCGAAAGAAGTATTGCCGCCGATTTTAGATGGATTGTCATCAACGGCGAAATATATAGCAGAAAACAAAGAAAATCTGCTGTCGCTGACGAAGACACTGGTAGCTTTCACGGTGGCGTATAAGACACTGCAGGCATTGCAAAAAGCAAGATCAGCGATGGGATTGCTTGCGTCGATTGGAACCGGAGACATTTCAGAAGATGCGCTGACTGTACAACAGGAAAAAAGCATTGCACGCCGGATAAAAAATATTGAAAAAGCGGCAATAGCAGAAGAAAAAGCATACTTGAAGACCCTTAGTACAGCGCAGATGACAGACGCTGAAAAAGAAGCAAGCTACTCAAAATACTGTGTCATGCGAGAAGCTAAAGCGGCCGAAACCGCAAGGGTGGAAGCCGCTCGCATGACAGCGGCATATCAGGAAATCAATATGCAGGCCCGGCAGTCGGCAGCAGTGCAGGCGAGTGCGGCGAATACAGCAGCCGGTGCACATAAAGCCGCGGCAGGGAAGATGGTTGCGGCAAATACAGTAGCCAGTGCGTCGAATAATATGCTGGCGGCGGAGCAGACCGCGGTTACCGTTGCTACACAACAGACAGGAAAAGCCGCCGTGGATACCGGTATCAGAATGAGCACAGCAGCGAGAGGGTCACTCGGTCCGTTGCGTCAGGCGGCAAGTGCGGTATGGGCACTGGCCGGAGGATGGCTGGGTGTGGCTGCTGCTATTGTAGCCGCAACGTATAAGCTGTATGAATTCCATCAGGAAGAGAAGAGAGAGGCAGAAAACGCACAGTATGTCAACGTAAACGGTAAAGATTACTACTACAGCGAAAAAGACAACACAATGATCCGTGTAAAAGAAAATGGGACACGGATGAATGTTTATAGTCAAAAGGAAAATGATGAAGCCAAAGCGGCATGGGATAGGAAGTATGCTGCTGCTAACGAGAATTCTAAAAAACTTCACGAAAAATATGGTGACGGAACAAGCATAGACAACGGAGCTATAAATTCACAAATTAAGGCTTTAAAGGCTGCTTTTGAATCGGGAACATCTGCGACAAAAGATAATACAAAGGCGATTAAGGAAGCCAAAACGTATCAAGTAGAAGCGCCAATCGGTCAGGAAGTTGTAAACATAGCATCGAGGCATCCTGAAGGGGAACAATGGATGTCGCCGCTTGTTGAAGATGCCCGTGTGCAATGCGCCGCTTTTGTCTCTGCGTTGTATCAGGAAGCAGGCATACAAGGGCTGAACTCAATTAACGGGAATCAGCTTGTAAATCAGTTCGGCACGGCCTATCACACAGCGGGAACGGGATACGTACCGCAGGAAGGCGACATGATAGATTGGAAAGACCATGTCGGAATCTATGCGGGAAACGGTGAGTACATAGCAAGAAACTCCACCGGCGGAGTGCATCGCGGCAGCATGTCAGAAGCAAATCAATGGTTCGGTAATCCGCTTGGCTACGGATCGATAGGTGAATACACCGGAGGCAAAACAGTAACACTTACGACTGATGAAATCGGTAAAAAAGCCAATGAGGCGCTGAGACGGTTAAATCAGGCTAAAGAAGAGGCAATCCGGCTGTTTTCGACGATGCAGGAATCTATAGACAGTGAAACCGAAGGCGCATACATGTCCGGTATGAACAAACTAGCTGAAGACATCAGACAGAAACAGGAAGAGATCAACAAACTATCTAATGCAGGTATTCCGAAAGATGCGGTAGAACAACTGCAAAAACAGCTCAGTACATACGGAACGGTCATGAAACAGAAGCTGACCGACACGTGGACAGAAAGCTGGAACAAAATCAAGACCGAAACGAAGCAAATAGGTGCAGAGCTCACCGGGGACTTTAAGGCACTCGCCGATGCTGAATATGAAGCTACAGTTAATGCGCTCAACAAAGAGAGAACGGAACGTATAAAAGAAGTTTCTAAAAACAAAGAAGATAAAGAAGCGATGGCGGCTGTCGAAGAATGGTATACTGCTAAGACCGCCGAAGCCGCAAAGAAACGTACAGATGCATATAGAGAGTCGTTTGAAAAACAGGCAAAATACGCAATAGATAACCATCGTTCAGATCTGCTTAGGGCATTAACGAGCAGCCGCGACGGACAAGATTATATGAATTGGAAAGGGCAGACAGAAGCCCTCGAAACGTATCTGAGTATATGGAAGACGGGGCATGAGTCAATGCAGTCGCAGATTGCAGAACTTGCGGAGAGCTCAACTGATAAATTCCAAGAATTTTTCCAAAACATTTTGACAGGATCAGAAACACTTGGAGACTCGCTGTATAATCTCATCACAGGAATCGGAGAAACAATATTACAGCAGATTACGCAACAGTGGGCGGGACGGTTGACAGAATCTCTATTCGGCGGCAGCCTGCTCGGTGGAGGAAATAATAACAACAGTAACGGCGGAACATACGACAATGGTATGAATACGATGTTTGACGCGTTCAAAAACAACCTAAGCGCGTCTAATGTAGCGTTAGGGCTTTTCTCCGGCAGCACACAAAAAGGCGGAATGGTCATGGGTGCATACAACGTCATCCAAAATGCCATTAATACGGGCACAAAGCCGACAGAAGTCGGGGCAACCGTTACTGCTACAGGTGCTTTAGCAGCATTTACTACAGCAGTCGGTGCGGCTACTGTAGCACTGCAGCTTATGTCTGCAAAATCGGGGTTCGGGTTCGGCATGTTTGGATTTGCGACCGGCGGACCTATCAGCGGTCCGGGGACGGCTACATCAGACAGTATTCCAGCTTGGTTGTCTAATGGTGAGTACGTTCTCAATGCTGACGCTGTCCGAAAAGTAGGATTACCACTGCTTAATGCAATCAACTCGGGACGTATGCCGCGTTTTGCAAAAGGCGGGGCGGTAAAGACCGCGGACATCCGGAATATAGAGTCAACAACGATCACGAAAGGCGGAAACAGATCAGTACATTTAGACATCAATACTCTTGATGCTGCATCGTTTGCTGATTTCTTGCGTAACGGCGCCGTAGACGAAATTCGGAAAGCATTTTTTGAAGAAGATTTGAATTTTGCAGGAAGTAGCGGGGTGTTCTGATGACACTTAGGAAATTCCCGGAAGATCTTAACGGATTGGCTTGGGAAAGTATAAAATCAATGGATTGGAATACAAAAGTACAAAAATCGGGAAGCGGTAAAGTACGTACGCTTACAACACAGCTATTGCCGAACTGGACGATAGAAACGAAATTCCAGATATTGACAGATGAACAATATAGAAAGCTGTTGGGATTTGTAGCGCTGTTAAAAGGCGCGCATATCCCTTTTTTGTGGCTTGATCCGGAAGACTATGAAGAAAAAGGAATCCAATTGCCGTTGATCACGGACGGAGCCTATCAAGCCGTTATGAAAATGGGCGACTACGTAGAGCCGGTCGAGTACATTGAAAAAGTAACAGTGTACATTGATGGCGTGAAGCAGGAAAGTAACGCATATACGGTTATCGGTGGAACGGTGAAATTCAAAACAGCTCCGGCAAGTACGGCAAAAGTTACAGCGGACTATACATATTACTGGAAAGTTATGTTTGCAGACGACGGAATAGATATTGAACGGCAGTATCTTAACATCAACAAGTCTAAAACATTTAAGTTGGAGGTAGTCCGATGAAAACAGTGGATAAATCTCTTGAGACTTATCTTGAGACAGAAAAGAAGATTACTTCTTGCGATCTATACGAGCTTGTCTTAGATAACGGTAACAAGTACTACTATGCCGATACAGATATAGACATATCGTTTAACGGGCATACGTATTTACATAACGCATTGCTGATTAAGCGGCAGCAAGTCAAAATACACGATCGTGTGGTAGTTGATACAATGACCGTTACCGTCCAGGCGGATATTAACGACAAACTGGAAGGGCTGCCATTCTTACAAGCGGCGCACAGCGGGGTGCTTGATAGAGCTAAGCTGTATCTTCGGAGATGTTTCTTCCGCGATCAGTCGGTTGTGGGTGCGATTGACCTGTTCGGCGGAAATGTAGAAGTCAAATCAGCAGGCGGTATCAAGATTGAATTATCAGTAAAAGCGGAAACGCAAGGATTGAACATGGAATTTCCGGTTCGCAGGTACTATCCGCAGGGAAGCTACACGACAAACGAAGACGGCGTTATCTACAGCAAAGAAACCGATGCCGCGACGCTGATTGCGCCGTTCGTGCCGCGAAGAGAGGTGCTCATATGACAGACGGTGAAAAGATAGCAAAGGCCGCCGCAGCATGGTTAGGTACGCCGCATATTAACGGCGCAAAAGTAAAAGGCCGCGGTGTAGACTGCGGCATGCTGCTAATAGGCTGCGTAGAAGATGCGGGGCTGCTGAAAAAAGACAGTGTCCAGATTGAACCGTACTCTAATGAATGGCACTTGCATCACAGCGAAGAATGGTTCTTGAGCTATGTGCAAAAATACTGCGACGAAGTAGAAGACATGCAGCCCGGAGATTTCCTGCTGTATCAATTCGGACGGTGCATTTCCCACGGCGCTATCTATGTCGGCAAAGGACGGGTTATTCACGCTTATATAGACCGCGGCGTGGTCATGACAGACCTTTCCGACGTGATGTTTTTTGACGCGAAGGGCAGGAGCCGCTTGCGCGGAATTTACCGATTTCGATTATGAAAAAAAGCCCCGTAAGGGGGGCTTTAGAGTGAGAAGTTAAATCTGCTTCTGATAAAGCGCAAGAAGCGAATCTTGCAGAACTTTTGAAAAATTAATGTGCTGAGATTCTGCAAAAGTATTCAGCCAAGCGGGTATTGTTAAATTTTTACGGACTGCTTTATCCCCGTATTTTTCTGCGTAAGCGTCCATATCAAGAGTGAGCAGGCTTACGAAGCCGTCGGCACTGTCCAGATGTGTATCTTTTACGTTGCTGGGAGCCGGGACGGTTTTACCGTCTTCCCATTCGTCCAAAATCCATCCTGAGGCGGCATCGACGGCCATTTCGATGACTTCTGCAAGCGTATCTCCTTCGGATACGCAGCCGGGAAGATCCGGAACAACGACGGTATATCCACCTTCTTTCGCCGGATAAAAGCAAGCGGGATAGAGTAATTTATTCATAGTATCCTCCTATATCAAAACATTGGCAGGCAGGGAGCTTATTTCAGCCCCGCCTGTTTCAATATGTTATCGACTGTGCCAATTTTTAAATCCCCTTTATGATTTGGGACGGAAACCTTTCCGGGCTTCGTCGGGTGAATGTAGTGGTAGTGAGAACCTTTCACGCTTTTTAACTTCCATCCATCTTTCTTCAGTAGCTTTTCAAGTTCCCGGAATGTCATGATCTCATCTCCTTCTGTTTATATTATACGCATTATGCGTATAATTGTCAAGGGAAAAGTTTTATTTTTAGAAACGAGGTGTAAAAGTTTGAGTTTTTTTCGTGGACGTACGACAACGACAAGAGCAAATAAAATAAGTGAATTTACGGTCAATACCGCAGAATACGGCGCCGTTGTACCAGAGATTATCGGTACAGTGAGAACAGCGGGAAATGTAATCTATTATGACGATTTCACCGCCCACGAACATAGAGAAACGCACAAAGCGGGGAAAGGCGGCAGGTCTAAGCAAGTCAGCATAACATACACCTACACGGTAGCGGTCATTTTAGGACTTTGCGAGGGTACTATCTCTGGAATCGGAAAAGTATGGATCGGTAAAAATGTACACAATTACCCGGCAGATGACATTCAGTTGACGCTATTCGATGGAAAAGAAAATCAACAGCCCTGGGCATACACGCAAGGCAAGCATCCGGAAAAAGCATTACCATATTCCGGATTAGCGTATATGGCGGGCGTCATTGATCTTGGAGATTCTGGCTCAATGCCGTCATACAATTTCGAAGTGAAGGGCAGGCTGTTAGAGACTGGAGATGGTATTGACGTCAATCCGGCAGACTACATCCGATACGTACTTGATAAAATCGGTAAAAAGGACATGCAGATTATCGGGTTGGAAAACTACCGAAAATACTGCAAAGAAGCCGACCTGCTTATTTCATCACCGCCGGACGAAGACGCGAAAGCCGCTCGGGAAGTTGTAAACGAAATCGCAAAACTGACTAATGCGTATGTTTTCTGGTCAAATGACAAGCTGAAGATCGTACCGCTGGCGGATAGACCGGTCGGAAACTGGGCACCGGATAAAACCGGTATTACAGATCTGACGTCGGATGATTTCCTGCCGCAGTCCGGCGGGGCTCTTGTGACGTACAAGAGAAAAGACAGCTCTGCGATCTATAATCAGTTTCCGGTAGAGTTTATCAACCGCGCAAACGGCTACGAAAAAGAATCAGTCAGCTATGAATTTACTGAAGACATCAAGAACTACGGCGTAAGAGCTGCCAGCGTAACGAATGCTCATTATGTCTACACAAAAGAGCGGGCGGTTAAAATCGCTGAACAACTGGCAAGAAATAACAAATACGAGAGAACGCAGTATACGTTCAAACTCGACTGGAGCTTATGCCGTCTGGAAGTCGGCGATTTGGTAAGATTGACTGATGAAAATTCAGGAATCTACGAACAAGTCGCAGTCATCAACGGTATCACCGAAGGCACCGATGGGTGCTTAACCGTAACGGCAATATCGAGAGCGCCGGGAGACTATCCTGCGGCAAAGTACAACGTGCATGCTAACGACAGGCCTTACATTGACTACAACAAGACAGCACCAGATACCGTGCCGGTTATTTTTCAACCGCCTGCAGATCTTACTGCCGACGGGCTTGAACTGTGGATTGCGGCAAAAGGCAAAACCGATGGCTGGGGCGGCTGTACCGTGTACGTCTCTGACGATAACACGAACTACCGGACGGTCGGGCAAATTGCAGGCTCTGCGCGGTGCGGTAAATTAACACAGTCGTTGTCACCGATGCCGAATCACCCGTCCGGCAATCAAGTATTTGTGACGTGCAATGACCAGCTACTTAGCGGTACGCCGCAGGACGCCGAACGGAAAAACACACTCTGTTGGATAGACGGAGAATGTATGAGTTATATCAACGCGTCGCTGCGGTCAAACGGCGCGTGGCTGCTGTCGGGGTTATACCGTGGACAGTGCAATACGACTGTCAGAACGCACGCAAAAGATACGGATTTTGTCCGATTAGATAGCTCGGTATTCAAAGTACCGTTCGCGAAAGATGACATCGGCAAGAAAATCTACATTAAATTCTGCTCATATAACATCTTCGGCGCAGGCAATCAGGATCTGTCCGAAGTCAAAGCTTACGAGTACACACTCACGCCGTACTACATCCCGCCTGTTACAAATATCACAGCGCATAACCGTTACAGACAGCTCGCGGACGGCGTGTCTCGCTATGACATTGTGGTCAACTGGACGCCGCCCGAATTGCAATCTTACCTGCAGGGTGACGTATGGTATAAGACAAGCAATGGGCAGGCAAAAGATTTGGTCATCAAAGAGGGCACCAAAGGGTCGGAATTAGGTTTTGACGGAGAATGGACATTCGGCGGAAGCGGAAAAGATCAAGTCGTCATTCCGCAGGCTATCGTCGGAGATACCTATTTAATCGCCATATGCACGAAAGACGAATGGGGTGAAACGACAAGCCCGGACACCTCACCACAGCTGAAGATACTTGTCGCTCTCAAAACAGAAATCCCGAACACACCAGACGGATTCGGTGTAGACTTCGGGATGGTGTGCACTGCAAGCTGGAAAGAGGTCATGAATACCGATGTTGCATTTTACGAAGTTCGGACAGATGACAATGCCGGCGCTGAAACAGCAGGGCTGTTAGCACGGACAAACAACCTGTCCGCTATACTGCCGATAACTGAACGGAGCGGGAAACTGTATCTATATGCTAAGTCCGCAATCGGCAAATACTCAACGCCAGCAATACTGCAGTATAACAAGCAGCCGCCGAAGAAACCTAACCCGCCTGTGCTTACAAGTACAATCGGTGGTTTCGGGCTGACGGCAGAAGCGATTCCGAATGACTGTACAGGAATGAACATTTATATCAATGGCACGGACGGGCAGAAGAACATCAAGACCGCAAATAATGTGTATAGTCACACTTGCGGCGCGGGCATTTATGACGTATCCATCGCTTATTATGACCTATTCGGTGAAGGTGAGAAATCCGGAGAGAGCCGTGTAGTCGTCAAAATCTCAATCAGTAAGGACATGCTTGAAGATGAAGCAATCAGTCTTGAAAAAGTCGATAAGCTAATCAAGCAGAAACTCAATGACGGCGCTATCGCAAAGCAAGACGTAACTACAATAGTCTCTAATCTCGGCAATCTCATGCTTGCCAAAGCAAATTACAGCGCCATAGCGCAAATGCAGGACGCCATCAATTTGAGGGTGCAGAAAGGAGATGTCATCAATCAGATTAACGTGTCGCCGACAACAACGACGATAGCTGGCAAGTATCTACACGTGACGGGGCAGACTGTTTTTGATAACAACGTCATTGTATCAAGAATGCTTGCGGCAAAAGCGGTCACAGCGGATAAATTGGCAGTTACATCGTTATCCGCAATTACCGCAAAAATCGGTACTTTGCAGACGGCAACAAGCGGGGCGAGAACGGTAATCAAGGATAATTTGATATTAGTTTACGACCAGAATAATCGATTAAGAGTAAGAATGGGAGTGTGGCAAAAATGATGTACATGTTAATTGTAGTTGTGATTATCGGTGTCATCGTGTATACGTGCTTGAAAAAGAAGAAACGAGGCGACATAGAAAAGCCGCATGAAGAAGAAAAACCTGAAGATAGCGAAAATCACACGGAAATTACGGTAAAGGTACCGATAGAAAGTAAAGGGTACATAGTTAAAGACGGAGTCAAGAAAGAGGTGACAATAAGGTATATGCCGCAGGGATTACAAGTTTTTGATGAGAACGGGGTATGCGTATTAGATGTTACCGACAGGCTGGTTAAATATCTCGGAGTAGTCCAAATCAATGGAACGAACGGAAGTATTACTAACGACGAATTAAGTGATGGGGATTTGTGGTATTATCCGCTAAATATAAAAACACCGCCATTGACTCCGTCAATTCATACCGAGTATCATATGCCGACAATAACAAAAAATGGGAAAAGCATATCGTGGGATTACGGATCATATCCAGCTGATAAACGATTGTCTATGGTTCTTTTATACGGGGTGTACTAACATGACAAGTGCGGGAATTACAGTATATAACGGCGATAATAAGTTAACTGTTAACCAGACATACAAGAATCTTGTACTTAAGCGAAAAATAAAATTGATAGATTTAAAAACGGTAGAAATTGTGAGAAGAGATGTGCCTGTATTAGATCTCGCAAAAGATGAAATCCTCGTTGCGGTGGGTGGTATGACTTCAAATAACAATATGTTGATAATTCAAGATTATGACTACGAGGCAAAACGAATTGAGTTTCGCGGTGTAGAGTACAGCGAAGATGAGGATACCGATGACGAAATATTAGATATTGAAGATTTTAGAAATGCATACCCGGATGTATATGCTTATGTGTTCGGCCTTGACACGAGTACACCAGCACAAAGTGGAGTCGGCTTACAAGTATTTAACAGCGTTGGATGTTGCGTATTTGACAGCACTAAAGAATATATGAGGGTAAGACATTTTGGACCAACAGGGTATACATTGCCGTCGGCAACAAATAAGTATGCCATATGCCAGATCGGATCAGATATAGCTTATACAGAAACAAAGGGAGAGTTTGGCGGCAGTATAACGGAAGTAAGTTTCCCAGCGATTGTCAACGGGAAAGTACAGGTACGAACGTTATCTATGTACTATGCAACGGGATTCCCCGGATCTGGCGATTCATATCATTATGATGCATTTAATTATATGGTGATCGATGTTACAAATTACTAAAAAGGAGAGAGAAATCATGAAAAGAACATGCAAAGTCAACGGGAAAGTGTCTTATCCGCAGAATGACGGAGTTTTGACGACATTCAGCTTTCACAATCCCGAGACTGGCGAGGTCTATGCTATGTCAACAACAAGCCAAGAAGAAACTGACGAGCTGAACTACGGCGATACAGTCACGCTTGAAATCAAAAAAGAAGAGCCAGAAGAGCCAGAAAAAGAAGTAGAAGAAACCGAGGTATCAGAATGAAACCTCAGGCATTCCAGCACGGCGAAATCAGAGACGAGAACGACAAAATCATAAAAGCCGGAGCATACGGTAAAAACACGCCGTTCTGTACAAAAAACAATGACGGTATCTTAGACTACATTATTAACAATTTAGAGTGGCTATACGATAAAGTCACGAACGGGTTATCAGGTATTTACTTATCGCTGACCGGGGGCACGTTGACCGGAGATGTAATTAACGAAGCAAAGTACGTTAAAAATGCAAAAAGCATAGACGCAACGGCAACCGGAGCCGGAGAAGATGAAGAAACAATCATCATGGCACGTGATAAAAGCGGTCAAGATCTGGGATTTATTAACATTCTGCGGCACAAGAATAATAAAAATGTGCAACTACGAAATCGTGTAATAAATAAAAGTTGGTCAGATCTTCGAGTTGTGCAAGACGACGATGGTAAGTATTGGGCAGAATACGCGGGCGGGTTGGGTACAGAATTATTAATACCGAGCGGTAATAATAGCAATAAGATTCCGACGACCGCATGGATACAAAACGAATTAAAACAAAATAACATTAAAAACGAATACAAATCGATTTGGGGACTGTGTACTAAAAAAGAAAATGAGTACAGCGCATTAATCAGAAGCCTTAATTTTTGTGTGAATATCGCAATGTGGATCGGTGAAAACAAAGCACACAGTGTAAATGACTTACTTTTTATATTACCGTCCGAATATACGCCGAAAGATGAACAGAGAGTGCCGTTTACTGGACATAACAGCAAAATATCTGGAATTGTGAAAATCGCTACAGACGGTAAAGTGACGGTCTACTCAATCAGTAGCACTACAATTGCTGATAGAATCGCGTTTAACTGCATGTATTTTATCTAAAGGAGACATCATGATTTTCTTTCAAAAACTAAAAAGAAAAATCAGCAGATACAGCAAACCACCGTATCTATGGGGTGGTTTTGTTACCTGCGTTTTTGTCTTAGACTTGATCGATTTTGCGGAGTATTTCTGCCGAACTTCTCTCAATCTTTTAGACAAATGGGAGTCGAAGACAGTCGTAAGCGTTATTCTGATGTACATTCTTTCGTTTATTAACAGCTCCTACGGCGTCGTGCTCAACGCTTATTTCTGGCTGATTATCATTGACATCTCTACACGCTGGCTGGCCATCGGGTATCAGTATCTTGTAGATAAAGGCATGGATCCTGATTATTTAACAACGAGAGAAAAGCTGTACGGTATAATTCTTGCGTTCAGTGCAAAGCGGCTAAAATCTAAAATCATGCTATGGGGGTTTCTGACAAAGTTTATTCTCTTCACAATTCTCATTCTCACAGCTTCGCAGATTGATACGGTTTTATCGGCAATAGAAATCCCGTTGTCATGGCCGGTTCTCAAATTCATGTTCGGCTATATCTGCTACAACGAGATACTGTCGATTTGCGAGAATTTGAGAGACGCCGGCAATCATCATATAGATAAGTTGATAACATTACTTGATAATAATATTTTTGCGAAGCTCAAGAAATAACCGCTAAATGGCGGTTTTTTAGATGGAGGTAATCATGACACTGCAAGAATTCAAAGCAGCGCTTTTAGACGCAAAAGAAATCATACAAGACAAGGCACGCGGGCTGGGGCGTGATGTAAAAGCGTATTGTCACTGGACTGGCGGAGATTACAACACGGACAGTGATGATTATCACATATGTATCCGCGGAGACGGGACAATAATTAACACATTACCGTTATATATGACTCCGGAAGCAACATACCACCGAAACACGGGATCTATCGCAATCACACTGGACTGCTGCCGCGGTTATACGGCGTGGTCGCATGAAGACGTGGAGCTCGGAGACTGTCCGCCGACCGACGCGCAGATCGAATGTCTGGCGCAGGTCATCGCAGTCATCTGTGATGTAATGGAGATACCGGTAGATATACAGCATGTCATGACTCATGCCGAGGCTGCAGATAACATGGACGGTGAGTATTATCACGAACCGTACGGACCGGAAAACGGATGCGAAAGATCAGATTTGACGATCTTACACGCAGGAGAAGAGTGGATGTCCGGCGGAGACATCCTTCGCGGCAAAGCTATATTTTATATGAATCAAAGGAGTGCGTAATGTGGAAAAGAAGAAAATTATCACTATTGCTTGCGCTGTCGTTGCTGTTGTCGCCCTGCTCGTATATCTCATATTCAGCGGCACCAGCGGCAACGGAAACAGTGGTGATGCAAAGAACACAGTACGAGAGGCTCAAGACTACAGCAAGCAATCAGCAGCTGAAATTAAACGAGCTGGAGCTGAAATTAAATCAGCTGGAGAGCAACTCGACAGAAGCGTCTCAAGAGTTGACCGAGCTGCAGAATCAGCTGACAGAGTGCAAAAAAGAATTGATAGAAACGCAGAAACAATTGCAGAGTGCCGAGATATCATTGCAGACAGCAGAAGAGAACTTGACGAGGCTGCAGACATCTTTAGACAAGTTGACGAAGAAAATCGATGACCTGACGCATGACGTGAAGCTTGCGAAACGACAGAGAAACATCTGGTCTTACATCGCAGGAGCCGTAGCGATGGGCTGGCTGGTAGACAAATTAAGTAACTAACAGGGCGGGAAACCGCCCTCTTTTTTTATTGCAAGGTATAAAGATAATTTATAATAAAATGATTGCGCGCGCAAAATGAGCGTGCTATAATATAAACAACGAAAGAGAGTTGCTGGAAATCCAGCAGAAAAGGAGAAAGAAAATGGCAAAAGCACAGTATAAAAGAAATGAAATTATCTCCGCAATGCGGAGAAATAGATGGCACTTATATGGTGCCGTCACCGTCCTTCCGGATGGAAGTGCAAACAGTGAGATGTTTGTACTCGCTGGGTCTCCAGAGGGGGCCGTAGAGACGGCAAACTCTGTACGCCCCGTTAATCCGTGGGAGCCGGAAGAGTGGGAAGTATACCGCTGCCGGCATATACCGGTTAACTGTGTGTGTGCATGGGCGCACAAGTAAAATCAAGGAGGAAGAAAAATGAAAAAAATCATGTATAGATCTTATGTTGGATACCGCACATACGATGATGACTCTCACGAAGAAGTACGGGGAAACGATATACGTTTCACGTTTTTCGTACCTGGAAGCAGTGATTTCGACTGTATAGTAGTCGAAATTCCAGACAACATGGCGGTGATCCCGACATGGAACCAGGAACGAAAAATACGCTTCTGGGAAAGAAAAATGTCCGACATTTTGGTCGACGGTGAAAGACGTCGGTTAAATGTAAATATCGGTCGGAGAGATAAATATTATTACGGAGACATTGAAGATGTTAACGATATCCCGGAAGAATCTTATCTTCCGAAAATTAATACGTATAACAACGTAGAGCTGAAAATTATCGACGTTCAGTATACGACTGTGAAAGAGAATGCCGAAAAATTCGGCTGTGAGTACATAGAGAACGGTAAAAAACTGATCAGGGATCTGTTAAAAAAAGTATCTCGTGAAATAGAAATTCACGATGAAATAAAGATGCTTGAAAAAGACAGAGCGCTCCGAAATGTGACAACAATAGAAGAGCTCAAAGAAGAAATTACAATAGAATCGAACAACTACGGAAAAATAACTGGAAAACCCGGACAGTATGTAATAACCGTAGCGGACAGGAAGTATTTGATAAAAGGTATATGGGACCCGATGGACGTTGACGACCGTGATAGCGGGTATGAATACTTCAATGTTTACCCGCTCGATCCAGATGAACTTTGTAGAAAAATTCCAGCCATTGGACTTCCGGAAAATACACCGAAAGAAATAATAGAGATGATTAAAGAAGCTGCCGCCTACAGAAAAGAGTTAATAAAAAATATCGGAGAAGAAGATTGGGGCTAAAAGAACACTGCATCCTGAAAAATCATAAACAAAGTTTTTAATAAAGGAGGATAAAAAATGTATACTGATGCGGAAATAATATATAAAAACGTAAAAAATTAGAAGAAGGGGTGTATAGAGTCCAGGGGAAAAGACGGACGTGGGAGGGGTTGACAGATATTCAGAAACTCCGCTTTGCGCTAATCGCGGCGGGGGAAGTGTTAAAAACTGTTAAAATCTCCGACGTTGTAAAAGCAGCGGGAATAAAGGGGATGAAGACAAACGAAATAATAATAGCAGCAAAAAATGCAAAAAAGGAGCTTCCGGATTACAGACTTGTAATTATGCGGGAAGACCCGATTGAGAATTACAGTTTACTACAAAACGGTGTATTTACTTGCTGTGAGTTTGATAATCAGTAGATTTTATTGAATAAGAACAGGAGACGCTTAAAAATGAAAACAGAAAAAATAATAAAAAAAGCGGAAAAGCACGAAAGCGTAAGTCTAAACCTACGCACCACAGCTGAAATTCGAGATAGATTCAAAGATCTGTGCAAGAAGAATGGAAGCACCGCAAATAGAACATTAAATGCGTTTATGGAAGAGTATATAAAAAAAGAAGAGCAAAAGAACGTAAAAGACCTGAGTGTATTTGATGGAATACGCGACTTATCGAGTCGCGGGGAGACGTACCGCTTCAAAAGAATAGCAGACGGCTATACAGTTTATAAATTGATTGGATATAGCTTTAACAAAATTGGGGTAGTCAAAGCAAAAGAAGATATATCGGACATTGACTTATTCAATTTAGGATGGGAAGTAGACAGGTGATAAAAAATGAAACACATTATAGCAGCAATTCTAAAAGGAAAGGATATTATAAAAACATATCCGAGGTGGGATTTATCACAGATATATAAAGATATTGTGGAGTTGCGAAAGAACGACAAAGAATTAAACGGATATAAAGCGGTGGAAATGCTGGCTTATGATGAAATGGAAGAGTCGGAATTATATTTAATCTGGCATAAAGAAGCGACGAAAGAATATTATGCGAGCGGTAAAAAAGCTTATGATATTTTTATGCGAAATCACATACCGAATTTAACTCTAAACGGCAAGAAATATTACTATGATATTAATGAAAATTATAGTAAACGACTTGATATTGGGCGGCTACTGATAAATTTAAAAGGTAGCATTATTCTTGCAGTGAAAAAAGGACTTGATTCTAAAGAGGGATTATTCGGCGTAATAAACACTGGGATTGATACATTTACAGTAAAAGTTAAAGAAGAAAAAAAGAACTATCTATTTATTGCATATGCGTATAATGACGAGGATATTGAATCTGCGAAAGATAATTACCGAAAGCTTTGCATCGGCAATTATATATACGACGAACTGGAATTAGATGTGGACGATGCGCTTTTGATATTAGCAAAATGGTAAAAATATGGAGATGAAAGAAATGAAAGTCGGGGATAAGATTAACTGCTGGACAGTAATTAACATTAATCCGCCTCCGGAACATCGATACCATCTTTTATGCCGCTGCGTTTGCGGTAATGAAAAATGGGTGAGCAGATCCACACTAAGACGGGGTAAGTCAAAATCATGCGGGTGCCGGAAACACCGCAATCGAAAAAAGTACATTTTGAAACCTGGGGATAACGTCGGTTACTGGACGATACTAAGCAATGACGGCGATAAATTCCGCTGTCGTTGTATTTGCGGCACGGAAAGGGTCATAAAGCACAACATATTAAAAAGTGGAAGGTCTTTATCTTGCGGCTGCCGTCGCAGCGATCATCAAATCAAAGAACAAAAAGAGGGGCGCGAACTGGGACAAAAAATATCGCGCGAAGTGCAGAAACATGGGCTATCTGTAGCGTATGCCGGTTTTGGCCGGCGGAAAAATAAAAACTCGAGAACTGGTATAACGGGAGTATCGATATGGAACGATAAATATAGGGCATATATTATGGTTGACCGGAAGCAAATCAACCTCGGAACATTTAAAAAATTAGAGGATGCAGTAAATGCAAGAAGAAACGCAGAAGAGCATTATTTTTCAGGGCGGCAGAAAATAGTAGATAAAATAAAAAGAGAGGTAATACAAAAAGAGCGGTAG